AGCAGACAAGTCCGGAGTAATGGATCCAACCAAACCTTTGATTGGACGAATCTTCGGTATGGACGTATTAGTTAGTAACAATGTAACTGCTCAATTAGCTTATGTTATTGATGCAAATCATGCATTTGTTATTGCTGAAAAACGACCATTAACTGTTGAAAGGTACTCTGACGCAGCAAGAGACCAAGGATTTGTAGTAGTTACTCAAAGAGTATCTGTTTCAGCTCTAAGGAACGCAGCAACTTCGGAGATAACAACTACATAAATTTGAAAAAATTTTTTCTTTTCTTTTTTTATGTATTAGGAGGATAACAAGATGAAAGATGGATTAACAGGAGGAGTTTCAGAGACTCAAAAGGTGGACACACTTACTGTTACAGATGACTTGACCGTTACAGATACAGTTACTTTTAATGGGGTTGTAACTCACAATTCTACTTTAGCGGTTGGTGTGGACGCCACTGGTTACGATGTTGAGTTCTTTGGAGATACAACAGGTAAGTCATGGTTATGGGACGAGTCTGCAGATAAGATGATTGTTACTGGTACTTCTACACTTGATGGTCAAGTGACTTTAGCAAGTGCTAGCGGGATAGTTTCAAGCGTTAGTAATGGGATTGTACCACAAATTGTGAGTGCAGGACAACAAGCATTAAGTGATGCAGGAGCAGTAGATGTTACGAGTTACTATACTGCATGGTCTACCACTGGTGCGGCAGCTGGAACATTAGCTGACGGTGCTATGACTGGACAATTAAAGAAGGTTCAGTTAATTGTTGATGGTGGGGAAGGAACATTGACCCCTTCTAACTTAAATGGTGGGACTACAATCACTTTTGCAGATGTAGGAGATTTCGCATTGTTAATGTGGGATGGTTCTGGATGGGATGTCCTTGAATTGAACAACGCAGCAGATGGAGCAACAGCACCAGTATTAGCTTAAGGCTAATATTTTTTTTATTTTTTTAAAAAGACAAGAATGAGAGGGAAGAAAAGATGACAACAGATTTTGTGGATATAACACCAACAATGATTGACCCTTCACCGGGTATTAAAGGAAAAGGGACTGTTTTCCAAGAAACTGAATGGAGACAGATTCATGGGAATCCCGAGAATTTAACCAAGGAAGGGTTAGATGAACGGATTAGGATTTGGAAGCGGTCAAATAATAGGCATGTCCAGATTAAGTATGCCACTATGAAAGCTCAATGTAAAGAGTTAGCAACAAGTGGTAAGACTAAAGATGGATTAGTGATTTACAGTAGAAATAAGGATGGGTCTGCGAAGTGGACTGAGGCAC